TCTCGCCGTTTTCCTCAGTGAGGCCACCCATGATACCACCCACATCCAGGGCGTGAATGTACGGCCCCACGGCGCAGCCAGTGGCGTAGCCAATCTCGTCGCCCCCGCCACCGGCAGGGTCAATGGTCATGATGCGGTCTTTCGGCAGCTCCACCCAGTCGCACTTCACATCCGGCACTGGGCGGTACATCACGGCACCAGTCACAGGGAACTGCGGGGGCAAGTCCACACGCAGCTCACGCACATCCCGGTGTACCAGGACTTCTGGTACGCGGTCTGGGTTGAAGTCAGCACACAGCAGGTCAGACAGCTTGAGCTGTTGCCGCAGTGCGTCCGCCAGCGAGGTGTCCAGCATGTACTGTAGCTGGAATCCTTCAGGCCCCTGGTCAAGTTCCTTCTCGATCAGTGCCTTATCATCGAACCGGCCTGGGTCAGTAGGTGCCCCACGGGTACCGTCGAGGCCGTGGCCACTGCCCAGCGAGGGGTCAGCGTCCAGCTTGTCTGCCACGTACGGGGCCAGGAGGCTGCCGTAGCGTTCCCGTTCCTCTGGGTTCGGGAATCGACCCGGCCAGATGCGTACCTCGAAGCCACGGTTCGGCAGGGTGTTGTAGATCGAATCTTTCGTCTGGGGAGTGCCCAGGTACAGAATGTCGCCGTGAGTGTTGATCGACGTGAACTCACGGGTGAGCGCCAGGAGAATCTGACGCTGGCCCACAGTCAGGCCGTTCTTTGTAGACTCAATGTCGTCTGGAATCAGCAAGTCAGCACGGCGACCTTGGAGGTTACCAGTGATACCGATACAGGCGACTGAGGGAGATTGGTCAATACCCTTCAGGACGTAGTTCACGTCGAAGGCGTCTGAGCCAGTCCGGTCTCCCATACGACGCTCGGGTCGCAGGTAGTCCAGCTTCTCCCAGTGCATAATCAGCTTGATGACGACAGCGGCGACTTCCGAAGCCTTGTCCTCACCGGCAGAGATAATCAGTACGCGGGTCTTAGGGTCACGCACCAAGCGCCATACCGCGTATAGGGCGGCGAGGGTGGACTTAGCCTCCCCTCGCTGTGCCATGACCATACGGAGTCTGGGGCCAGATTGCATGAACTCCGCGATGTCTGATTGCATGGCGGTGATGTCGAAGCCGAGGTACCGCAGGGCTTCTTCAGCGAAGTCCTTGAAGTCCTTGTATTCGTCCGCCATAATCATGGCAATGCGTAGCCTGAGTTCTGGCTCCATGTGTACTCCTAGTTGATGTATTCGCTTGTGGCCTTAGCGTCCTCAAGCATTTGCTTTACACTGCGTTCCTTGGACTGGCGGGCGTACTTCTCACGAAGCTCGTCCAGGGTACCAATGTCCTCGGGTTCACAAGTGATTTCGTTGTCCTTCAACATCGTGCGAATCACACCCATCGTAGCAGCATCCAGGGGGATGCCGCCGCCGATGATGTTCCCATCCTCGTCACGCTCCACGGGAGCCATAGCTTCCTCAAGAACGTGGGTAATGTACTCGGTGAACTTCGCATGTAGATTCGCAAGCGATGACCGTGGTGCGGCCTTACTCACGACCAGTTCTCCTTGAATTCAGGTTTGATACGGAAGGCATACATACGGCGACCGTCAGGGTCTTTCCGGTACGTTTTCCAGCCGAACTGTACATGCAGGTACCGGAACTTCCGCTCGTACAGGAAGATACCGGGGTCGTCCTTGTGCAGGCCAAGCCAGTGGTGCTTCACGTAGTACGCTGGGTTCCGCCATATCCACAGCACTCGGTTCACGTACCGAAGCCAGCCTGGGTTAAGCTCCGGAGACTCCGTGTTGAACCGTTTGAGTAGCCAGTGCTTCCGGCCCATAGAGCCGTAGGCGTACTGGTCAACGTGTGCGTCATGCGTGGTAATCCAGGCCCAGCCCTGCACCAGCCACTCACCCGGCCTGGGGTCGCCATACACACCCCTGGGCGGGGTGCTGCGGACGAACACAGGAAGGGCAGCAACTGGTGCCAGCACAAAGGCCACCAGGATTGACAGGATGTTCAGGGGCCAGTACAATACATACCGGGTGATAAACTTCGACATATTACTCCTTCTAAATCAGAGGTACCTACGCTATTCGTACAACATCGAGGTACAGCTCGTCTGTGGCTCTAAATACCCCCATCCCAGTACCCAGTACGAAAGCAATTAGCCCTATAGTTGTACCAGCGTCCAACGGCATAATCGTTGAAAAGCTCCCACCTATGACCGAAGGGAATGTATCGCCCACCGCATTAAATTGCCACCCCCGCTCGCGCTCATTACTGTTGATTTCAAAGAATGTTACCGCTGCGCTGCTTGTCGTTCCACGATCAACAGCTACGCGACCACCTAAGTAGTACACGCCGGTGACGGGCACTACAACCCGAGAACCGGAGCGTGTCATACCCCCGCTACTGTGCCTGGTGGCCGTTAAACTTATGCGGTTGTATGTATTATCACTCAGCGACTGAACACCCGACGCCGTGAACGCCCCTAGCCGAATGTAATCTAGCCCCGGACGTGCGGCAGCTAGGGCAGCGGGGGTCACAGCCCTGACCGAATCAGTGCCAGCAATGGCTTCCGCATTGGTAGCCAACTCCACAGTCCCACGCACAGTTGTCGTTGCGTTCGCAGAAGCGCCCCGAATAGCCGAGGCCAAAGTGCTTGGGGTGATGGCGTTGGTGGCGTTCGACAGGGCAGTCGCCTCAGCCGCCGTAGCCAACTGGACATTGCCCCGTTGGGTTGTAGACGCAGCATAGTTAGAGTGCCGCATAGCAGACGCAAAGCCGCTAGGGGTCACAACAACAATGCTGCTGGAACCCGCCTCTACCTCAGCCGTGGTGGCCAGTTCCACGATACCCTTCGTTGTGGTGGTTGCATCCCCCGGAAGCGGGATGTCCTGGTTCCTCGGTATCTGTGTCGGGCCTGTTCCAATATCGGCTGTAGCCGCAGTACCCAGTCCCAGGTTCGTTCTGGCGGTAGCTGCGTTTGCGAGGTCAGACAGGTTTGCAGACTTCTGGGCAGCATTACCCGCAGCAGTCGCGGCGTTGTTGGCTGTTATCTCAGCCGCCTCAGCAGTATCCAGGGCGTCCTGAGCCACACCAGCAATAGAGTTCGCTGTGTTCAGTGCCTCAGTCGCATCGTCCTGTGCCGCAGAAGCAATAAGCTCTGCATTCTGGGCTGCGTCCAATGCGTCGTTGGCTGTACCTGCAATAGCGTTCGCGGTAGACTCCGCTGTGTTGGCGGTAGTGATTGCCGAGTTCGCAGCGTCCAGTGCGTCGTTCGCAGCCTGGAGCGCCGAATTCGCAGTGCCCGAGATTGCGTTGGCTGTGTTCACGGCGTCTGCGGAGTCGTCCAGGGCCTGCTGGGCCTTGGCATCAATCCCGGTCGCAATATCGTATGCGTCATTGGCCGTAGCGTCCGCAGCGTTCGCGGTGTTCACGGCGTTGTTCGCAGTGGTGACCGCACCAGCGGCAGTGCTGGCTGCGTTGTTTGCAGTCGTCACTGCACCGGAGGCGGCGGTGGACGCAGAGTTCGCAGTGCTCAGTGCGGTGTTGGCCGTACTCAGCGCCGTGTTGGCTGTACTGGACGCAGCGTTCGCTGTACTCACAGCCGAGTCTGCGTCGTCAGCAGCATCGTTTGCGATATTCACCGCGTTGTTCGCTGTTGAGATAGCAGTGGCTGCACTGGACTGGGCAGCCGAGGCGGCACTGGATGCTGCATTCGCAGTGCTCACCGCCCCAGCCGCCACAGACTGTGCCAGGACAGATGCGTCGATAGCATCCTGAGAAGCAGACATAGCTTCGTCAGTCCGGTCAACAGACTCCTGAGCCACCTGTAGGGTCTGCCTGAAGTTCTGGTCGATGGTGTCCGCATCGAACTCAGCGTTCCCCACGTAGGGTGGGGAGGCCGAGCCGTAGATGTTTGGAACGGTGTCCAGGGGAGTGATGCGCTGGACGCGCACCTCTACCCCATTTGCCACCGCTGGCGAGAAGGAGATTGCCTTGTCAGTGGCACCTACCCAGGCCCACTGCCGAGCATCCTCTACCCCGTCGAAGTAGACATGGATAAGATCACGACTGTCGTACTCTATAGACAGGGGCAGCATCGTCAGCGAGCCGTCAGATACGGCAGTCTGGATACTATACATGTTATTCCTTTAAGTTCTGTTGAAGGGCGTGTGAGAACGGGATGATTGACAGAAGGGGTGTAGCGTTCAGGAACGCGGCTGCTACATCATTGCCGCCGACCTCGCTATCTGGATTAACTGCCTTGCCAAGTGTACCGGCCAGGGCGTAAGCACGATCTACTGCGATCAGCCCCGGTGCCCCGAACTCCCTGGACTCACCAGTGAGTACACTGACTGCCTCGGAGAACAGGCCGATACCACCCATCATAGCGATGGCTCGCTTCACGATCTGGTCGTCCTCAAGCTCTTGTCCGTTCTTCCAGGCGTTCAACTGCACGGCGGCGAGGGACAGTGGGTACTGGTACATCAGCATCAAGCTCAGTCCAGCCCACCCGTCGCGGGCCATTGTACCGGCCAGCGTCTTGTTGTGGGCACCCAGCACGAACGAGCGGAAGGTGAAGATGAACTTCCCGGCGTCATCCACCTGGGCGAATGCGGGAAGCTCCCCCTTGCGACTGCGGAGTACAGCGTCGTCCATCATCCTGTCCAACCCTGTGCGGAGGGCGTCGAAAGTGTCGTCCGACCACCGCGTTGTATCTGCGCCATGTGTCGCGATTTCACGACGAATCTGGCCCATCAAGGGTGAGTCCAAGTCGATGCCGTATTTCCTCAGCATATTCAAGGACTTAGCATCCCCCCGAGCTGCGGACAGAAGTGAGTCTGTCACGAGGCTACCTACGAGGTTTGCTTGGTGATGATGCACCCACTTCATCGCGTTGATGTAGGGTACGAGCTGCTTTGCCCGTTGTAGGGCTATGTTCACATTCGAGCCGGTGGGTAGGTCGAAGCCATCCTCCAGCTTGTGAAGCAGAGGGCGTAGGCGAATGTCCTGGAACGCATTACGTGCCAGCACGTCCTCAAGTCTACCGGCCTGCTCGGGGGTCATCTTGCGGATGTCCGAGTTCGAGCGGAAGGACTTTCGCATGTGCTTCAGGGTCTTGCCCACACCGAACCGCTGCATGAGCTTCGCGTACTCGGTGAGCTGCCACATACCGGACGAGCCGAGACCCAGCATCTGAGTCACAGCCTGCATGAAGCGAAGCCCAGCACTGAAGTTCTTACCTACGGGTCGCCCGTGGATAAGGTTCACTGCGTCCTTGAACAGGTCGTTGTACTGCTTCTTCAGGTCACCGGGAACATTGTCCAGCAACTCCTGGTGCAGCTTGGCCATGTCCGATTCGGTCTTGATGCCCACCCGAGCGAACGCTGACCGCCCAGCGGCGTCGTCCATGTAGTGCTCCAGGCTGTTGAACATGTCGGTCTCGAACAGGTCATTCGCCTTGATGGTTGTCCCATCGGACAGTCGAATGGTGAAGTGGCCGTCTACGTCAACCCGGTTCTTCAGCCGGGAGAACTTGTTGGCCTCGTCGGTCTTACCGGCGAACACATCAAGCACACGCTGGATACGCTTCGGGTCAAGCCCTGCCTTGGTCAGCTCGTCACGCATGACGGCCAGCCCCTCGTTACCGACGTGGTGTCGGAAAGTCTGGTCGTTGAAGTCACCCTTACGGCGGGCACGGTCAAGGATGGCCGTGGCAACGTCGTGGGCCAGTTCATCGCTCCAGTCCTTGTTCCGGTCGAGTAGGGCGTCCTTCAGGCCGTCCCGGAGTTCAGCTCGGGCCTGCTTCTGGTCGAGACCGGCATCCTCAAGGCGGCGCTCAAGCTGCCCGATCTTCGCACTCGACCAATGGCGGGGGAAGTACCCAGGGTGCTCAACAACCTCGTCTGCACCGTACACGCCAGCTCGTCGCATTTCACCAATGACAGTCTGCATGGAATCTTCCCAGGCGTCCGCCAGCTTAACCACGTCAGACGGGATACCAGGGCCACCCTTGGCAGCAGTCCCGGTGTTGAAGTGGGACGAAGCCCGGAAGTCCAACTCGTCCATGAGCTGCTGGCTCAGTTGGTGCTGGGCAGCAGTAACCCTGGCTGGGTTGGTGATGTAGTGCCAGCTCTTGATGCCCCGCTGGGCCAGAATCTCCTGCACCGTGTCCTCAACCACCCGCTGCTTTGTGGTGAACGTAGCACGAATGCTGCGTGCCCAGGAGTCAGCAGAGTCGTTGGACTGCTGGAGCGGGTTGTCGAGTAGCAGGTCTGCGACCCGCTTGTTGAACTTGGCGAAGGACTTGTGGAAGTTCCACCCCAGGGCTGCGGCAGCATTCTCAGCCTTGTACATGTCCTTCATGGAACTCCACAGGTTGTCCTGGGTCTGCACCACGGCAGTCTCCAGCTCTGCCCGTGTGGGGTTCTCTGGCAGGAACATAAGTTCCTCACCGCCCCGGCCCTTGAACTCAATACGCAGCGGCTCACGCATCAGGTCGTCAGACAGGCCCATAGCCTTCAAGAAGGCGCTGGTCTCGCTGGCGGGGATACCCAGCAGCTCACGGAGCTTGGCCACGAATGCCTTCAGGGCACTCCGACCGTCAGGCATGTTGATCGACCGCAGCAGTTCCTCGAACCCCTTGTCGCCGGTGTACAGCCCAGACATGAACTCGTCCAGGTTGCTCGTGAAGTGTTTCTCGTAGAACCCGGCACTGCCGCCACGCTTCTCCACTTCCTTCTTGGCCGCTACGTAGATGTCCTCAAGCTCCCGGACTATACGCCCGTGTGCGGAGTTCGGGTTGGCCTTCCCGTAGCGGAGTTTGTGGTACAGCGCACCGTGTGTCACCTCGTGGGCGAGTGTCCACGGGTCGTCCGCGAACGGGCGCGTTACGACAACCTCGTGACGGCCTGGGTCATAATACCCGAGGTAGTTCTTCCCCTTCGGTGCTTTGGCGTGGTACACGGGCAGGTCGTCCAGGGTTGGGCCGAGGCGATCAGCCAAGCTCTGTAGGAACAACCGGGCCTTGGGGTCTTGCACCTTCTCCAACGCGGTCGCGATGGCGTTCCGTGCGGTGGTCTTGAGTATCACGCCCCGTGGGGGTTTGATGTTCTCTGCTGCTGGCATCGTGTACTTCGGCACACGCTCCATTTCCTTGGCGATACGTGCGGCCTTCTCAGACTCCACACGGCGTGCGGTGTCGGCCACAGACTCGTACACGGTGGAACCATCACTGCGGACAATGAGGGTACCGTTCGGTTCGTACTTCGGACGCACTACCGTGGCAGTGGTCATGTTCTCTGGAACCATCGTGCGTGTGTACGCATTCAGTTCGCGGGAGGGGAAGTCTGCATCGACCGGCAGGAACCTCCCAGCCTTTGTGGTGACCACTGCAATGCCACCACCCAGCATGGCGTCCGCCACCATTTCCTGAACGGACATAGGGCGTACCTGGGCGATCATGGAGTTGATACCCATAGCGGCAGCACCCTCCACGCCTGCCGACATAGCCGCCCTGGCCTTCCAGCTCAGGTTGGCGAACCGGGCTGCGGAGCCTACGCCACCAGACAGCAGACCGACCCCAAGCCACACGGGGTCGAGCATCGCTGTGACCATACCGAACACTGGGTTGTCGCCCATAACTTGTGAGCGGTTCCGGTCGGTAAGAATCTGCTCAAGCCGGTAGTTGTGTTCTTCCAGGGAGCGGGACTTGTTCTCCAGTAGGAACTCACGCTCAGTCTCTGTCAACTGATAGGGTACCGACAGGACAGCATCTGCTACATTCAGGTCACCGTCCTCAAAGTCCGGCTTGTGAATGAACTTCCACATATCCTTGGCCACCCACATATCAGCCCCGGCCTTCACGGAGTCCCAGTTCGAGGCCCGAGGCCGCATGATTTCAGCGGTACGGGCCTCTGCCTTACCCTGGAGGGCAGGCATCTGGAAAGCGTCGGCCAATGACTGTACGGGGCTATCCCCCGAATCTGAGGGAGCACTGGGGGTTACTGGCGTAGGGGGAGCGACTGGGAAAGTCTCAGCCCCCTCGTCCTGGGGCAATACCTCATTCGGGTTCGTAGCCATATCATTTCCTATTTGTGATGCCG